ATCTGCACCAGTGTTAATGAAAGCGTGAGCAATGTTTCCAAGCTCAGAAAGGATTGCGCTGTCAACATATCTTGCGCTAGCTGCGGCTGCCCTTTTTGCGAACTCCAATTGAGCTGGAATGTTCGATTGAGTAGCAGTTACGCTGTCTATGATCCATGAGACGTAGGCCACTTTATCGAGCAGCATGGTATCGACGGACGCACTTAATTGACTAGCGTCTCCATAAGAACCTTCAGCACGATCAATAACTGTAAAGCTAGAAAGCTTAGGAACAGAAATTCTATCGTAACCAGGCATTGCAAGGCTAGAAAGGTCAGTAAAGAATGGAGTAAGTTTAGCTTGGAACGCAAGTTCTTTTTGGACAACTGAGGCGATAAGGCTTTCTTTTGTAGAACCTAGTTCTGTGTTACCAGTAATCAAATCAGACATATTTGTCTCCCTATTTGTTATTTAATTTTTCCAATCGCTGCTAATTGCAGGATGTGTTTTTGTAATTCATCCGAGGTCATATCACTTACTGATTTGCCCATTGGAACGTAGTTTTTTGCTGCTTGGTTTGGTAGTTTTCCAGAACCCTGAAATTCCACTAAACTTGCGTGTTTCTTAATGAAATCCGCCGCAACCGTTTTCACTGAGTCCTCATCAACTTGTTTTGTTTCTGGGTTCAGCACGATCCTATCAAACTCAACAAAAGTGGCGTAATCTTTATCCTTAAGTTTACCGCCCAAATGCTTCTCAAATTCATGAAACTTTAAACCATTAACGATGCTTTTTTCTTGCTCTTGTAGAACGTGTGATGTTTGGTCTAGCTTTGATTTATATTGCTCAGCTAAAGCCTTCCATTCATTTTGTTCTTTAAGTTTTTGCTCTTGAGATTGCTGGAGAACAGTTTCATATTCTTTGACTTTCTCTTTGAGCTTTTTTGCTTCAGATAAGACTTTTGAGTAAGTCTCATACTTAACAACATCGTTCGCAGTTCTTGTCTCAGTCTGAACACTGTTCGCTTGAGTGGAGTCACTGACTCCTGTTTGATCTGACATAAATAGAATCCCCCTGTTTCGGTAAGGTGTCAATTATTTTATGACACTACTAATCTCATCCTTAATTATTTGCTCAACTATTTTAATAATCTCTTCTCTTTCTTCCTTCGATAGCTCATGAAACTTTCGTCCATTAAGCTCGACATATTTCAAAACTTCCCTGTTAGAAAGCGTTGATTTACCACCATAAAGCTCGCCTTTGCGTTTACCTTTAGATGGTTCAATAATTACCTTAGTTCCTATGTTCTTACCTTTAATAGAATCCAGTAATTGTCCTGTAGCTGTCAAGTTTGATGTTTCTGGTGTAGTATCGGGGTGCAATTTTGGTTTTTTGCTTGGCTTATACGGAACAACTCTTTTGCTGTCTCCTTCACCTGTTGTGAAAAACGATAATTCTCCTTTTCTTTGTTCTACATAAGAATCGGATAATTCTTTTAATGGCCCATCAACACCCTCGCCAGCACCTCTTGTCCTTAATCTTATTAACTCTGGAATCAATGCGGCAATTTCCCTAGCAGCTTTTACTTGTGCTAATTTAATCTTAACCTGAAGTTGTTTAGATAGTTGTTCTAGTTTCTTACTCATCAATTTCCGTATCAAATTGAATGTCACCTAATATTTCTCTCGCCGCATCCCTAGCAATTGCGTCTAACTCTTCCTCGGAAAGATCTTTAAGATCCTCGTCAATGTATGAGTCAATGATAACTTCCACGTCGTCTGGCAATATTCCGAGAAAGTCACGTGCTTTTCCTGGTATTGGTTCTGGTTGTCCATAAGTTCCTAAAATGTTTCCTTCGACTTTGCCAATTAGGTCTTTGCTTCCTTTGTATCCAATCTCAACACCGCTCGAATCTACCTTTAAAACTTGTAGCTCCGAAAGCATTTCACCAGATAAAAGAAGATCAACATCACTGACACCAACACCTTTTTCTTCTGCATATTTCTTTGTGTATTTAGCAAATTTATTATTATCTCTATCAAGACCGGCCATCGTTCTGCCAACAATGTGTGTTAATAGTGCGTCAGCAATCTTTACCCTTTCTTTAGGCTTAATTGGCTGTGTAAAGGGGATCTTGATAGAAAGTTTTGCCATTATAATAACGCTCTATTCCCAACCGTTTCGGCAATCATGGCATCGTCCATTTCTGGGTGTAGCTTCTTAATAGCTTGCTCGATTGTCATTGTTCCTAACTCTAGTTCCGATTTAATTTGTGCAATTTCTTCTGATCTAGAAATCATTGGTTTAGGTGCTTCAAAATCAACACTAACCTCTAACTCATCAGGCATAATTGGCGGCAATAATGATGGTTGAACTTGACCTGATTTAATCCAGTAGTTGTGAATCTTAGGAAGTTTAACATTCCAAAGTTCCTCTTCATCTTGTTTAAACCAAGCTTGTGATTTCTTTTTAAGCTCCCAAACGTCCATTTCATCAATGATCTTAGAGATACCGCTTGATAAATTGGACGCATCAGTTGTCCCAACAGAACCAACACGCACACCCTTTGTTTCTAGCCAAAGAGTGAATGTAGTTGAAATAAACTGAAGAATTTTATCGGTGTCAGCACTTGGCTGCAATATTCCTAGTTGTGGATTTTTATCACTCTCCCGATCTGACTTAATAGACCAAAGGGCATTAGGTGACATTTTTAAATTTTCAGCAGAAATATCAATACCAAAAATGATCGAGAATGATTGGTAAAGCTGCGCTCCTGCGCCATCCGTAATCATGCAAGGAATAGCTTTAGTGATCGCAAGCATATCAGTGTCAATCACTGGTATTAGTCTATTCTTTTGTCTTTTTCCATAAATAAATGGAATAGTCCCAATAACATTCACACCTTGGTTTTCTACTAGGTATTGAGATGCTTCAGTTCCGTTCATGTAAAAAGCGTCAAACTCTTCATCCGTATAAACGAACAATAGCATTGAATCGTCGTCGTTAGTTTGTTTACCCATAAACTTAATAAAGACTGTCTCTTCCTCTGGGTTAACCATAGAGTCGGACATGACTATGAAAGAGTTAAAAGGTAGCTCTCTTAATGCTGGTTTACCGTTCTTGTTAATGTACGGCTCCCATGCAAACCCTTTAAATAGGTGCGAGTAAACATCAGCAATGTTCCCAGAGTTGTTAATGTTCAATGCTTTTTCGTAAAAGCTAACAAACTCTGAAGTTCTTTCATCTTCCGCCGATCTAATTGGTGGTTTAGAATATGTGGTTGATACCTTATCAATGAACCTTTGCAGGATATTAATAGGCAACACTCTATCTTTAATTGAATTGTAATAAGTGGCGGATAATGAAGACCTTAAAATATTATCAACGTAAGGAAGTAAATTGCCTTCATAAATATCTAAAGCTTCTGAGTTAAGTTTTAAAAACTCACGATGAGCTTTGATGTATTCAATAATCTGTTTTCTTTTTTGTTTAAGCATATTTAATCCTATAGTTGAGTAAACTTACTTGATCTATTTAGATACAATGAAAATTCATAGTCTATAAAATAATCTAATGTATCTGATGCGTGTGTCAATTTACCGTCTTTATCTTTAATCTTTTCAAATGTTAGCTTATTTTGCTCAACTTGTTCTAGGTCTTTTATAAGCACCTTACATTTTGGGGATATGATTATCTCGTCTTTATCAAACTTACCATTGACTAAAAGTTGTCTTTCTCTGAATCTTGGATTGACTGACTTAAACCTTATTTGTGATTTATCAAACCCAGCTTGCATTAAGATTTGATAGTCGGATGCACCTGATGTCTTTCTATTCTTACCACTTGCGTCAATGGTAATCATTACGTTCTTGCCGTATCTTTTAAGTATTTCATGCGCTGCCTGTTGTGTATCGGAGTTTCCCAATAACTCAAACTCGTCAAAAAAGTACGGAGTCTTTCCGATCATTTGGGCAAATGTGCAGGTCATTCGTCCTACGTTAAAGTCTAGGTTAGCGTAAATTGTCTTGCCTTTTGGTATGTCAGTTATTTGTCTTACGTGTCTAGATCGATCAAACGAGTAGTAAAATAAGTCACCGCTAATCTTAATTATTCTTCCCTCTTTAAACACCTGAAGTGCTTTCTTATCAAGCATGTACTCAAGAGTCGCTGCATATGTTTGGTCAATGTGCTTGTTCTCTGATGTGTCACCAAACACGATCTTAAACTTACCAGGGTCCTTTTGTTCCTGTTCATTCATCATGTTGACGTAATCCATGACCCAGCCAAATTTGTCCTCAGGGGTTCCAGCTAAAATCTTTTGCTTGAATGGAGAGTCTGTTCTTATACGTCGAATGAATTGATTTATTCTATCCCATTGGCAAAGTGAAAACTCATTCACACCGCCATAACCTAAGTTAGGGCCAGCAATTTCATTTTCTGCGGTAAATATGTAAAGAGGCTTATTGTTCCAAATAAAGGTATAAGTCTTATCTTGAGCGTTGTAATCCCAAATCTTGCCTTTCGGTATTCCTGACTTCTCAAATATGTCCTGGAATGTTGGGTAAATATCTTTCTTAAACATGGCATACGATGGGCAAAGTAATCCACCAGCATGACCTTTGTTTAACTTTGAAAGCTTAATAAGTTTCATGCACAGGTTGTATGACTTGCCACTTCCAAGTCCTGCACTATGTAAAATGGTTTCAGTGACATCATCATCAAAGACAGGCTTCTGTGATGGCAAAGGTTGATATGGTATTTTAAGCTTCAAAGACAAGATCAACCTCTTTGACTTCTTGTTCTACCTTATCTTTTTGTCCTAAATGTTGCTTACCGAGCCATATGAGCATTGATACGTTTCCGCTCATGGCGACATCATATTGCTTCTTTAATAGATTAATTCGCATAGGTTCTTGCCTTTTGCGTTTATACTCCGAGAAACCACAACCAAACTTTTCTCTTATCTTTTTAGTTAATGTGTCTGTGTTAACACCAAGCTTCTCACAACAATATTCTTGATCGGCCCAGATAATAAGAGCGTCTAGCTGATCCCAGCCA